CTTGTAGTAGTTCGGCACTGCAACAATTGGAGCAGAACCTCCGGGAGTGCTGAAAACCGTAAACATAGCGGAATAATATTTAAACAGCTCGTAGCGGTATTCCTTAGCACCCGTGCCGCTGGCGTAAACCTCTAAGACGCGGTACGGATAGCAGTACGTTTTGTTGTTCTTCGGCGTAACGCCATCCATCGGAGCGAACGGGTCAAGCAGTTGACCGCCCTCAATGTGATGCGTAGTGTCAACGTTAATCCACCCGCTTCCGGGAGACGCTTCCAGAACTCCGATTAGCTCTAATGGATACATGAAAATGGAGACAATCGCCGCGCCCTTTCCGGCTTCGCTGTATCTTTCCACTAAGTTTCTCATATCATCAGCGTTTTCTTTCTTAGCGTAGAAATAAGAAATGCCGTTGAATGTGTTGTCCAACATGGCAAGGGCGCTCCCGCCGTCAAGCCGTTCCGACACACCCATGACGATTCCGGGGGTGAGTGTTGCGATGTCGCCGTAGCCGTCAACCACGCCAGTATTATAAATATACTCGCCGGTCTCTAGATTCTCCGGGACTTGATTCTTGCCGAACGTATCATCAGAAACGTGTTCACGCTCTATGAAGCTGTCACGCCAGCTCCAATCGAACTGCCATGTTTGCATGACGTCAAGCTGAAAGTGCAGTCGCGTGTTGCTGGGGTTATCGTACTCTACCTTATTAATAAAGGCGTAGAACCACTTGTTTCCGAAATCTGGATTTTGCCACATGAGATAATTACAGTCGTAGTAGCGGTCAGCAGCATCCGGGGCATTGAAAATTCCCTCTGTTCTCTGGTACGTCTGATTTGTGAAAGTGAACTTTACTTTCGTGATAAAGTACGCAAGCTGCGCTTCCTTGTCAGCAAAGTCCATCGTGTTTTCATAGGTGTTGTCGAGTGGAACGCCCCTAAGCACTCTGACGGTGCCCATCGGTGTAAAAACCATGTTGTCTCCTTTCTGGAAATTTCCCCGCCCGGCTCACCACAAACCGGACGGGGTTTTCTTCTATAATGTTTACGCGCCTACGGTGATAGCAGCTGTGCCAGCCTTTGAGCCGTCAACCACGCTCGTAGCCGTCACAGTGATGGTTTTGCCAGATTCAGCAGTGTCAACAACCAGCAGGCCGGTCGGGCTGATAGTCGTATTCGTACTTGCCTGACCGGAGATAGTCCACTTCACAGCCGTGGAAGCCAAGCCGGTAATCACAACATCAGCTTTCAGCTGCAAGCTTTTGCCCGGAGCAACAGTGGCCGTAGCCGGACTAACAGTCACGCTGGTGACACCGTTGGTTGCGCTCGTGAACGCAATCGCGGGCATATAGGGCGACGTGGAGAACGTACTCCACTTGTGGAAGTAGTAGTTCCAGTACAGGCCCTGACCGTTGTACTGCTCGGTAAAGTTGAAGAAGTTGTCGTACACTTGGAACCAGTCACGATGCACCAGAGCACCGGTGATAGTACCGAGGGTTGTCAGCTCATCCTCAGTGAACGCTTTGTAGTTGCCCGACGTATCATCAGCAAACAGAAGATTCATTCGGGCGATTTCTCCGGCAGACGGACGGAAAGAGTTAATCAACACACGGTGTCCGAGGAACTCCGCTTTACCCATATTGAACGCGCTCGCCAGAACTTCAACGTCCATGATAGCGTCAGCATCAGCCGAAAGGATGAGGTACTGTTCATCCTTTGTAGCGTAGTTGTCCACGCCCGCTGCGTTGTAGTCGGCGCTCAAGAACTCAAGCTGGTTGGAATAGCTCTTAAACGTGGCCGCCAAAGAATGCATGTTAGTCGCGGCGACAGCCGGAGTATTAACAGCCGTCATGTTGCCGTTGAGCGCTGCGCGGCAAAGCATATATTTCATCGTCAGGAACTCATCCTGATTCGCTGCAGTGTACATAGCGTCTACGACGCGCCCGATTAAATCGGAAATACCCTGCCAAGAAAGGAACGCCTGCCGCAACTGGTCGTTACTAACAGTGCTCTTGTAGAACTTTTGATAGTTCAGAATGTGGAACGCTGCCCGCACGTCAGGAATTTCGCGCTTATACAACGTAGTTTCCGCTTTCTGCGGGTCAAACGTGAACGGCTTCGCAAGGTTGACGTAAATCTCTTCAATGGTCTCGCCGTACTCCAGCAAGCCCTTTTTGAACATAGCCCACGGGTTTTCATACAGCCGCGAAAGGATGATTACGCGACCGATACGGTTTACAAGAGCGTTCAAGAACTCATTCTGGAAAGCCGGGTACTGATTGATGATAGCGCCGATAGCGCGAACGCTTTCATTCGTCGGCTGCGGGGTGGGGATAGCTGCACGGAAAGCAGCGGAGACCGGGGAAGTTTCATCGTTGATGATGGCTGACATGACGGCTACGCCGTCAGGGGTCTGCAAGCCAGTTTTAGGAGTAGTAGCCATTTATTAGCCCTCTTTTCTTTCAAATAATTGTGCGAAAGTCTGTACAGTGCCGTCGCGTTTTACGTCGGCCTTGACTTCCTCTTTCACTTCGGATGCGCCGGAAAAGAATGTATCATGGAACTTTTTCTTCCAAGCGTCATTCTGCTCAAGCATCGCTGCCTGTGCTGCCAGTGCTTCATCTTTCCACTGAATGGCGGTTTTACCCTCGACAACCACATTTTCGGGCGCTGTCTTTGCTTCGTACTCACCATAGAAAGATTTCAATTCATTCATAGCGCCGAACACCTTGTCAGTTTCTCCACCGCCGGAGATTGCTTCAAGGTGTGCCATAAATTCCTCACGCGTCATCTTTACTTTCTCCTTTCAAAAGGATGTCAACAAGCATCTTGATAACAGTCGTGTTGTTTTCAATAGCGGCCTTGACTTCACCGAGTGTTTTTTCCGTCTTTTCGTCTGCATCTTCTGTGCGCTTGATTTCCGCTTTCTTGGTGTACATTACATAAGCGCCCATAGCGATACAGGCAGCTATTGGGAACCCCACACCGTTAATGAGTTGAATTACAGTATCCACTGTCATTTTATCGCCCCTTTCTTTAATTTTAATCTCCTGCCCTATAATACATTATAACATGGGAAATTGAGCGTGTCAAGCAAAACGCACAAATTCTTTTGCATTCTTTGTGCATTATTTCGTGCTGAAAAGGCTTGCAATCGGGTGCAGAAGATGCTATAATATAGATAGTGAAAGGGACAGAAAAACCTTTCAAAATATGATGTGATGGGAGAAAGGGAAAACACAATGACAAATTTTGATGATTACATCGAGAACGCATCCCGGCTGACATTTGAAGCATACGACGATTACACGCTGGAAGAAATGGCGAACCGCCTTTCATTTAAAATCTTCGAATGCCGCTCGGTTTTCCACACGCTGCCGAAAAATACCCGGATGCTTTACATCATCGCTTACAACGAGACGATACACGAAATCAGACGGAGGCGTGAAGAATGACAGCAGGAGAAGCACTTCAAGCCGTGGGCTGGGTATTTCTGGGCTACACCGCAATCAACATTATAATTATGCTGCTTATCGCAAAAGAGCAGAACAATAACGGGAGGAAGAAATAATATGATAATGCCATTTAGTTTCATGCTCGGAGCATTTATGTCTGGACTTATACTGGGGGTTTTGTTAATGACTGTCGTAGTATACGCATTCTGGGACGTCATAACACCATGTACACACCAATCTAAATGTGGAGGGAAATATCATGACAACTTTTGAAGTGAAACGTTTGAAAGCCCTTTACCAACTCCGGCTTGAAATCGTGGACAGGGCAGAGCAAGAAGAGTGGAGCAGTCAGCGGCTTTGCATTGCACAGGCCAAACGCGACATGATGGAAAAGGTCTTTGACGTGCTGGGGGTTGAGTATAATGAGTAACGAAGCGTTTGTTGCGCTGCTGGATGAAGCATACAAGATTATCGTTAGCGACTTTTAGAGAGAATGCTGGAAAATACTGTTTCTGTACTGAATACAGGGTGGTTGAAAATGAATAAAACTATGGCGAGTGGGAGGAAACCGACTTCAAGAAGTGGGCAACTGAAATGTATCGGGCATGGCTTGCGGGCGGCAAAGAAGCGCTGGCAGCCGCCATTGAAAAGCGAGACAAGACGGAGGGCGAAAATGAGTAATGCAGACATCAAGCTCTGTTTCAGGGTAATAGACCTTGAAGATGTAAAGTACAAAGGCTTCAAAGATGATGGCAAATACTATCTTGCTGAACAGGTGTTGCAATCAAAACGCGGCATGGAGCGAATGCTTGCCGCCTTGCTGGGTCAGCCCGTAGAAAAGCTAGCAGAAATCCGAAAATTAATTTGAATAAAATGCTTGACAATAACCCAAAAAACATGATATACTATTAGTAGTGAAAGGGCCGGGGAACTCCACCGATGAGCCTGTAACACCCGGCGAAAGGGCGAAAGCCCTCTGGTGGTCTTTTCACCAAAATAAATATAGAGGAGACAAAGCAATGAGCAAAATGTTTACGCGAACCGTCACCACAGGCACAACCGCCCACTTTATCGAGTGGGACATGAGCGGCCCCACTCCCGTCTTGATTCAAGAGGATGATTTCATCATTGACAAGGCCATGAAAGACAAGACGAAAGCCGCCCGCATCATCAAGAGGGAGCTTGCACTGGACGGCGTGGTTTCTGTACAGTATTTGCAGCCCAAGACAAAGACCTACACTTGCAGCCTTGAGGACTTCATGGGAATCGCAACCGAAGTCGAAGAGTAAACCCAACCGGAACAAACAAAATTTATCAGCTGGGCTAACGGCTTGACGGGCAGAAAGAGGAACTAACATGGCTAACGATTTGATGGTAATGAACAACGAAGAGCAGAACACTTTTTGCACCTACGTCCCGCAGTCTAAGGAAGATTCCGTTTTCCTGTTCAATGCAGTGGCAGACCCCACGTACAGCCGCGACGAAGTCATTGGCAAAGAAATCGCTGTGACGAACGTTTATGTAGAAACGATTACCGTTGATTCTCAAAACGGTGAGGAGGGGGAGAAAGTCGAGGTTCCCCGTATCATCCTCTTTGACGACAAGGCCGAAAGCTACGCAATCACGGGTACGGGTCTTGTAGGCGACTTGAAACGTATCTTCATGACGTTTGGCATGCCGAGCGAATGGACGGAGCCGCTCAAGCTGAAAATCGTTGATAAGCCCGCCAAGCGCGGCAAGATTCACAAAATCGTACTTTGCTACTAATTGAAAGGAGCTGGCCGGGGTAAATAAACGCCCCGGCCTATTTTAAATTATGAAAGTTTTATTGGCGTGTGAAGAAAGTCAGGCAGTAACGATTGAAATGAGAAGGCTGGGCCACGAAGCCTACAGCTGTGACGTTGAACCATGCAGCGGAGGGCACCCTGAATGGCACATCATGCAGGACGTTCTACCTCTGCTGAATGGGAGTTGCAGTTTTAAGACAATGGACGGGACCGAGCACAGCATTGAAACAAGATGGGAC